ATGTATTTTTTAGAGGCTGTTAAAAGTTTCATAGATAAGATTTTTAATGTACCTATCGCCTTTTTAGATTTAGTAATTGAAAAATTATCAAGTATAGGGCTTGTTACAGCGCAAGGATTAAACGTAAACAACTATCTAGGATTGATTTTTGGTGATCTACCAAGCGAATGGCAGCTGGTAATCACTTCTCTTTTAGGCGGTTTGGTGCTGTTAATATCCCTTTTAATGATTAGATCTTTATTTAGAATGTATTTTGCGGCTAAAGAGGGGGTTAAGTGGTGGTAAATATAACGGAACTTACAATCAATGCTATGTTTTATATATTTTTCGTAGTCCTTTCGGGCGGTTTAGCGCTCGTTGTAGCGTTTTTAATCGGTCATAGGCTATTTGTAAGGCAGCAGAACAAAATGGCGCTGAAAGGCCTAGAAAAGCGCAGAAAAGCGTAGAAAAGAATAGAAAAGAATAGAAAAGAATAGAAAAGAATAGAAAAGAACGGTGAGAGGTGCAAAACAATGGGCTTACTTAGCAAAAAGCAAGATGAATTAAGTTTTGAAACAGATGATAGACTAATTATTTATGATTTAGAGCAGCGCACGACAGATATTTATTTTGTAACAACAGTTGATGATGAAAAAGTAATTGCAGCTGGTCGTGCAGTTGTACCGAAAGCCGATTGTATTGTTACAGTTTCAGATATTGGGCGAGTGTATACATACAATGCGCCAACAGAAATGATCGTTGAAGTTGAAAGGCTGGCACGTTTAGAACAATCAATAGTATTACAGCAGCTAACAAGCTATACAGAGCCGATTAAACATAATCCTAATACAGATCTTACAAAATGGGCGTTGTTCGGCTTGCTATTCGTAGCGATCATTGTAGCAGCGTTTTAAAAGGAGGCGTGAAACATGGAAAAACAAATCAAGTCAAACGGTCAAATTTTACAGGGTGTTATAGGTGACAACCTTTTTCCAGAAGTACAAAACGTGTCGGACGTAAAACAAGTATTAGAACTCATGAAAGAAACGGGGCAAAACTTACGAGAAGAACAAGTAAAAGCCTTAGTTTTACTAGAACAGTTAGGCGAAAACAAGTTTTTGCATCCAGAAGGAAACCCGTACAAAAAAATTATTAAAGAGATCCAGGATAAGTACAAAATTGCAGTTGTTAGCCCGTCTTACTACTTAGATACAATCGAGGAATTAATACCAAAGCCGCCAAAGCCAATTATTATGACGGAACGAGGAAAGCCAGTAACGGTTGGAGGGCGCTAATTATGGCACATCATATATTTTTCGAGGGTGGTCTAGGTGCTGGTAAAACAATGGGCATGGTGCTATTAGGGCATTACTTTAAAGAGCAAGCCGAAAAACAAGGCGCGAGAATACAGCTTTTTAGTAATTTCGAGGTAAAAGATGCACAAATGTTAGAGCATTACACTGATTGGTATGACGTAGCAGCAGCGCATGGATCTATTTGTATGTGGGACGAGGCGCACATGGCTTTTAGTAATCGTCAATGGTCAAGGCATGGGAACGAGATAGCAACGCAAGTAATGATGTATACACGTAAAATGCAATCGTTGCAAATGTACGCAAGCCCATCCATAAATAACGTTGATAGTCGTATACGCCAGATCATAGAGTTACTTGTAACAATGCGACATATACCGAAAAAAGGCTTTAGATTTTATTTTAGAGATTATCAGACAGGCGAACATTTACGGACAGTATTTTTTCCAATGTGGAAAGCGGAAAAGATTTTTAAATTAAATTTATACGATACACATGGAATGGTTAGATCGTTTCCGCTGCCAAGAACGGAAAAGGAATCAGAACAATTTTTCGATAAGTTAGAAGAAATTCACGATAAGAACAGACGAAAGGTCTTGATCTCATGACATTATCAGAAATTACACTAGTACCAGCAGACTATAAAGAAAAAGATCCTCGACAACTAGCTTTTAACTATGCAAGTACAATACAAAACACTTCTAATGGTTTAGTTATTTACAACAAGTACGTGCAGCAGTTTATTTATTATCACAGCTTAGAGGTTGCGGAACAATTCGCCAAGCAAATGGGCTTTATATTAATACCGTCTACTTGCATCCATTGGAGGCGAGCAAAAGATTTTACAGATCGTAGGGTAAAGGTGGGGCGCAAGTCATTTTATGCGCTGCGTGAAAATGAACTAAACAAAAAAGAGCAAAAAAAACTAATAGAGCAAATAGAAATTTTACAGAAAGCGGCTATGATATGAAGTACTTTAAGATTTTCATAGGTACATTGTTAATGCTGGTATTTTACTCTAATGGGGCAAGTGCAGCAGAAATAAAAAAAACGTTTAGTTTAGTAAAACCGGCAAATTTAGAATTAAATTTAGTTGAATCAAATTCAAGCGCAGCGGTTTATAGTACAGACGATTATCAATCCGGCGTATTTGATCAATTTCAAAGTATTATTCAATCGCACGATTTACCCAATGTACTAATTGATAACAACTTAGTTAGTAGGCATCCAGAAAACATTTTATCAAGTTTTTGGAAGGTTGCCGAAACTTATACAATACAATTAAAAACGAGCGTAGATGTTACAGGGGTGTATTATGGGCATCATTTAAATCAAGGTGGACCAGAGCAAATAAAATTCTATGATGAAAACGACACATTACTATTTACACATGATACAAGCAATACAAGTTATAACTTTAATTATGTAATTTTAGATGTTAAAAATGTAAAAAAAGTAACAGTACAAAAAGCCAGAATAACCTATATAACGGAATTTGAACTGTTTATAGATCCCACTGCATTGTATGCAAGTGTATTTGATTTAAGCGCAACGCCAATAGATCATGAAAGCGCAAGAATTAAATGGAAAAACCCAGGTGATAACTTTTTGAATGGGAATGATATTTACTTAAATGATGTATATGTAACGAGTGTAAATAGTGCCAGTGATCTATCGTATATCTTTACAGACTTAGAGCCAGAAACAGAATATAAAGTAACAGTAAGTGCAAATTATAACGGCATACAAGTAAAAAAAAGTATAACATTCACCACGCCAAAAGATACAACGCCGCCAAAAAATGCGAGAGATCTATTAATAAAACAGCAAAAAAAATCAATAATATTGAATTGGACAAATACAGATGACGTTGATTTTAGTCACGTTAAAATATTTAAAAATGGTAAGTTGTGGAAGGATAAAGTGACAGATTTAAGCATTGTTGATAACGATGTAGAATACGGAAGAACTTATTATTATAAGGTTGTTTCAGTAGACTTAAATGGCAATGGATCAAATGGTATTACATCAAAGAGTATTAAAATGATTGAACCAAAATTAGATGTAACAAATTTAAAAGCAATTGCGCCAGATTATACAAAAGTAGAATTAAGTTGGAAAAATCCAACGGTTGAAGGTTTTGAAAAAGTAACAATATACAGAAAAGCCAAAGCAACAGGGTTATTAAATAAAGTAATTACATTATTAGTAGATGATTATGAACTTATTTCTGAAACAAACGGAACAGTTTTCAAAGATTTAACAGTAACGGAAAATACAACGTATGAGTACAAGGTAACAACTACTATTAACGGAGAAGAAACAACGGGGGTTATAACTCAAGTTACAACGCCAGTATTTCAAGTAATAAAGCCAGAACTAGGAAAGGATAACAACGGAGATTTTTTACTTACATGGGAATTACCAGAAAAGGGCAAAGTGAGAATTATAATAGATGGTAAAGAATTTGCAGTAGTAAATGCAGCTGATAAACAGAAGTTAATCCCAGCCAGTAATATGAAATATGATGTTATAGGCAATCCACGCCTTGATCTAATTAAAATCGTTCCAATTGATGAAAACGGAAATGAAGGTGCTATAGTAAAGCCAGCAAGACCGGGCGGAGGAAATGGGGCGGTAGGTGGTTTAGATATAGTGACAAGCACCGGAATTAATGCGGTTGAACTTTTAAAGATGGGCATTGGTTTACTAGGTTTAGTAGGTGTATTTGTTCTTTTAGGACTATCATTCCCAGTAGCGAAAAGATTAATAGTTTTTTTACAAAAAAAAGTTATTTTACAAGTAGGATATTCAAAAAAGCGATACATTGAATAATAGGGAGGTAATAAACAATGATATTATTAACAAGCCAAAAAGATGCAGCAACGTTAGCATTACACTTAAATGTAATGCGTTCAGATTATAGAAATTTATTAAAAAAGAAATACAAAAGCCAAAAAGATGACTATTTAAAAGCATACGACTATGTAAAAAAAGAATGCGAGGCGCAGATTGAACAAGATTTAGAATATAAAGAGCAGCATCTAAACATAGTAGATTTAAACGTATTGTACTCTTTTTTAGTCGCCTATATAGAAAAGTTACAAAAGGCATTAAAAGATTCAACAAAAGCAACGGGCGTTGATTTAAGTGAAAATGACGAACAAGTGATTATACTTAAAGATATAAAACAACGTTGTAATGAGTTGTTGGTCAATGTTTCGTAAGAGCAAGCGTAAATTAAAACGTGTCGTAAAGCGTGAGGTTAAATATTATATAATTCGTAATGTAATTCATACATTTGGAGCAAGCGCAGTTGTTGCTGCTATTGTTTATGTAATAAAGATATTTTGAAAAGCTTACGCATAGTAGGCTTTTTCTTTTTAACAAAAACGATAGTTTTTGTTAATGTTTATTTTTAGCTGAAAAAACCGTTTATTTTATCGGAAGTCATTAACAAAACTCTTAACAAAAACAAATTAATGTTATATAATGTAAATATAGGTTATTGTTAAAATAAAAGGGGTAATTAAAATGAACATAGGTTATGCGAGGGTATCGGGTAACAATCAAAATTTAGATATGCAATTAGATGCACTAACAAAAGCCGATTGCATTAAAATTTTTGAAGAAAAAGAAACAGGCAGGCGCAAGGATCGACCAGAACTAAAAAGTATGATTGAAATGCTGCGTGAAGGTGATCGCGTAATAGTTTATAAATTAGATCGCATTGGACGTAGTACAAAGCATTTAATAGAGTTAATCGAATTGTTCAGAGAAAAAGGCGTTGAATTTGTTTCATTACATGAAAATATAGATACAAGTACGCCAACAGGTAGATTATTCTTTCATTTCATGGCAGCATTAGCAGAGTTTGAAAGAGAAATGATTATTGAACGTACAAAAAGCGGTTTAGCAGCTGCAAGATCCCGAGGGAAAAAAGGCGGCAGACCAAGAACAGATAAAAAGCAGATAGATAAAGCGTTGAAGTTATATGATAGTAAAGCGTATTCTGTTAAAGAAATAACAGATTTAACAGGCATTTCACATCAAACATTGTATAGATATTTAAGGCAGCGTAAAGCGCAAAACTAA